ATGTTATATTTGTGGAGCATTGTTTTACAATTGTTTTACAATATAGAATCTATGGCAACATTCAAGGTCGTGGTGCTTCCGCATCAGAAGAAAGAGGATGGCACGTATAATGTAAAGATACGTGTCACGCAGAACCGTAGGACTAAGTATATAAAGACAGGACAATACGTAACATCAAATGATATATCCAGGAGGAAAGAGAAGGGCGTTGAAAAAATCAGGATAAAGAATCAGGCAGTCCTTGACTTGATGGACGGAGTGGTTTTATCCTATCGGAAAAAATTGATGGAAGCCGGGAGCGTATCAGACCAATGGGACGTTGATAAGGTTGTAGAGTATCTTTCTGTCGAGCATCAATCTGAATTCAGGCTCGATATTATAGAGTATGGCCGTAAGTTTGCAGATGAGCTTGAAAAACAAGGTAGGGTAGGTACGGCAAAGCAATATAGGATAGCAATAAATGCACTATCCAGATTTGCGGGTGAACATCTTGATGTAAATGATATAACAGTTTCTTTCCTGAAATCATACGAAAAGCATATAATCCAGGAGCCTGCATATAAAGGCATACGATCCGGAGAATCTGTTGTGACTGGAAAGCCCAAGGGAGGACGTGCCGTTTCCTTGTATATGTCACGTCTTAAATTCTTATTTAATCAGGCAAAGCTGGAATACAATGATGAGGAAGTTGGTAAGATTAATATTCGTCTTTCTCCATTTGAACGATATAAGATTCCACCTGTAAACCAGTCGTCGCATCGCGTTCTAAGCGTATCTCAGGTTCAGAATATAATATCGCTTCCGTACAAGGATTCACGTAAGGCTTCATGCAGTCTGTTCAATCTTGCGAAAGATGTATTTGTCCTTTCGTTTGGTCTTATGGGTATGAATACTGCAGACATGTATGAAGCGGTTTGTTTGTCGGATAATATTCTTACATACGAGAGAAGGAAGACAAGGACACGCAGGAAAGATAAGGCATTGATAAAGGTCAGGGTTGAGGATGAACTTCTTTTTCTGTTTTATAAATATAAGGGGATGGACTGTGTGTTTAATTTCAGGGAAAGATATAAGAACCCTGATATATTCAATAAAATGGTCAATATCGGTTTGAAGGAGATTGGGAGTGAGATTGGAGTCCCTGACCTGAATTTTTATTACGCCCGTCATTCGATGGCATCCATCTGTGCGAACAAGCTTAGAATTGATATAGCCCGTGTGGACGAAATGCTTAACCATAGTGACCCGAAAATGGCTCTTGCGAGGGTTTATATAGAAAAAGATTTTCAGCCGCTCTGGGACGCTAACAGAAGGCTTCTGGATTTGTTCGACTGGAGCTTCTATACAAAAGAAAAGCCGGAGGAGTGACCTTCGGCTTAGTTTATTCCTATATTTTCCAGCACTTCATCAATGAACATCGAGCGGTAGTGCGGGCAGTCCAGTACTCCTTTCCGCTTTGCTTCCCGATACACCTTTGAGAACAGCTTGGCTTTTTCCTGGACTGTTACCGGTATCTCTTCGATGGGTGTTGTCAGGAACCGGCATCCCCAGCCTTTGCAGGTCGGGGAGATCTGGCAATAATGATTTCCTTTGAAGCTTATAATGCAGTTATTTATCTGATTATTCATATTTATACCCTATGTAGGTTTTATTGTTGAATTTAGAATAAACGGTTACTTCTTCTCTTTTTAATTTTATGTCTCCTAAATATTTCCCATCATCTGATATTATACTATCGGAAGGCAGTTTGCGAAATTTACCCATTATTATGAAAAGCCTATTGTTATTATCCGCATTATAATCTTCATGTTCTAATTCAATATAGAAGTCTTGGGTTGAACGTTTGTATATATATGCGTGTGTTGTACAGCTATCTGGAATATCATACTTATAATGTCCACATATATCTCCTAAATCTTCATTTGAGCATGATGAAATACAGATAGATAAAATTAGTAGTAAAACGTATCGCATGATTATCCTATTTTATTTGATTTCTGTAAATTGCATTTTTGACATAATAGCTGCAGGTTTTCCACGCTTGTATCACCACCTTTAGAAAATGGGATAATGTGGTCCAAATGCAGGTTTTCTGCTGAGTAAATGGAAAACCAGTTCTAGGTTCTTTAGAAATTTAATACAAGTCCGGCGCCACTCCCTGTAAGGTAAACTTTTAGTGATTTGGATGCCCGTAGTCTGTAATCAGAAGATATTATCTGGCAAATGATTCCCCATCCGGCAAGTACACCTCCAGCAATAAGATAATTTCTGGCGCATGTTCTCATGTCTTTGCTGATAATATTGCCATCTACATCAATGTCGTAATGAAATTTTTCGTCAAGCGTAGCATATCCGATGAAAGATGCTACCGATGCAACTGCGCAACCTGCAGCACCCAACTGCCAATTATTTGCGAGTTTGTTGAATTTATCGTAATTGTTCAGGTAATAATTTTTATCCTTTACGACGTCTTCAATTACTTCTCCTTTATTGGCCTTCTTATAATGGTTGTTTTGTCCATATAGGTTGATTCCTGCACTCATTAAGAGTACTAGTATAAGTAGCTTTTTCATAGTTCATCTCCTTCTTGGTCTTTGTAGTTCTATCACGTTGAATATCTGCTTCACGTCAGCAAGGTTGATGACCTTGTCTGGGTACATTGAGTTCAGTGAGTGTATCGTGATGGTGTGGTTTTCCACGTCATGGTTGATGATACGCTTCACCAGTATTCCCTCAGTATGTACAATGACGAAGTCCCATTTTCTGATGTGCAGCTTGCTGTCTGCCCATAGGTGCGGCATGATTTCCCGGCACAGTAAGCGGTCACCTTCCAGGATAGCATCCTCTGTTCCATCGTTCATACTGTCTCCTTTCACTTCAAAGGCAACGTAGTGTCCTTGTGCTTCATGGTCTACTATATATGGTATGGTAGGCAGGGTTGCCATGTATGCTGCATCTGCATATCCGCAGAGGTATCCGGCTTGTGCGTACTGGCTCACGAGTGGTACACGTAGTATGATTGGTTCGTCAATTGGAGATGCTTCATCTGATGGCTGGTCAGGTGTATTCAGCATGTTCCCTTCACCTGTAAGAAGCCATGATGGGTTAACTTGAGGTAGTTTGGATGTTATTTTGTCAATAACGCTTCGTCCAATTCCTCTACGTCCACTTACCCAACCACTTGTAGTGGCTGTTTTTTCTCCCATGAAATTAGCAAACTCAGTATTGTTATCGTGGAAAAAATGTTTTCTGATCTCTTTTATTCGTTCGTAGACCTCCATATTAAGCTGTTTTGCTAATATAAATTAGCATAAATGTTAATTAATACTCATGATTAGCATAAATGCGTATTGATAATTTGCAATATTAGCAAAAGTGCTTATATTTGCAACATCAAACAATAAACAATAAACAAAGGAAACGAAAAAACGGGAAACCGCCAAATAAAAGTGATAACTAAAAAGAGGTAACGCCATGAGAATGTATGATTTGAAACAGATAATGAAGGATGCTTGGAGAACATATAAATATGTTGCTAAGAAGAAAGGAAAGACTTTCGGTGAAGTTCTGAAATCAACATGGAAAATGGCAAAACTCCAGGTGTCAATGAAGAAAGCCATGGATTCAAAAAGCCAGCCTTTGTCAGGATTGAAGTCAGCCTGCAAGGCGGTCAGCTACGACTGGTCTGGTGTAACGGAAGCGGCCGTTTATCCGGACAACCACAGAGGTTACCTTGGTTCGAAATATTGCGGAGATTAATCAGGATAACGCAATCCCTATCCGGCCATAGAGCCTACCCTTTGATGCGGAGATAGGGAACATGAAGGATTGACTGCCCTAAGCAGTCCGTTCCAGAAAGCGATACTGGCGCATACCCTCATTACTAGCATAGAGGACGCGAGGATTCAAGGGTCGAAGCAAGCAGCCGCAAGGTCGATGCAAGCAGCCTGGCTAAATAATGGCAAATGTCCCGAACGGTCATGCAGTGAAGAATAGTAGCTGATAACTCCGGTGGGAAGAGCAGAGAGAGCTTATCGGGGCACGAATCAAATAATAATCACATGAAAATACTACTTGCTTTATGTGCATTGTCCGTATTGGTGATGCACTTCAATCAGGATTTGAATCCGGTCTACTGGATTGGATTTTCAGGGTTTGTAATAACTGGCTTCTGGGCCGCTTATAAGATGGACAAGGATGGAAGAGCTTCAAAAGGTAATAAAGAGCATCTGCGATGATTTTGCAGACATCAACGCCATTCTGGCGGCACGCTCAAGGGAACTGGACAGACGGGAGCTGTTCGATAAGGAGATAGATACGGAAATCAATAATTTAAAACAGAATAGACATGAAAACAAATGAAGAATTGAAGGCTATGACGCATGATGAACTTGTGGAATACGCAGAAAAGTTACAAAAAGACTTGAAGTCATCAAGAGATTCAACTCTCTTTTATAGTGAAGAGAAAAACAAAATAGAAAAGAAGTTTGACAACTTCAAGAACTTGGTCAAATCGTTAGTTGTCTTAGTCGATTAGTTTTTATGGGTTATAGAAAATAGGTAGATGCCGGGCTGTGAAGTTCGGCATTTCTTTTAAGGAGCAAGGAAACATGGCGGGCGTTGCTATGACTAATTGAAGTCATAGATGTTCGGGTTCGAATCCCGATTGCTCCACAAACATTAAAAAGTAAGCGATATGGTAAAAGTAACAGAAAACTGGGCATCGACCTTGCGAGGAATGAAGGTCGGTGAGACTGTGATATTCCCCATTTCTTCTATTTCGTCAGTGAATACAACCATTTCCAGACTTCGGTTGGAAATGTGCGTGGAAGGGGCAGACTGGAAGCGGGTAGGAGAGATAGACCGGAAGCATGGAGAATTCAAGGTAAAACGTGTGTCATGAATGATTTATCTGAACGTGAGCACCTGGTTGCAGAGCAGTATTGCAAGGGGCTTGCGGATAAGGAGGTGGCCGACAGTCTTGGCCGCTCTACATGGACAATCAAGGCACAGAAGCGCGACATATACCGGAAGCTGGGTATCAGCAAGGATACGGAGCTGGTTCTGTATATGTTCTGCGAAAAGCTGAAAATCAACTTCGACCTGAAGGAGATTCGTAAACATGGGCTGGAAATGTTCTTCTCATTCCTTTTTATCCTCATGGCGGTAACAGATTACCATGTGGACATGAGAAGATGCCGGATGCAGACAAGAGCAAGAGTAACCAGAGTAGTAAGGAGGAGAGCAGATGGAGATTGACGCATGGCAGTTGAAGACGATTATCCGTGAGACCGCAAAGGAAGCGGTGGAGGAATACATCAGACGCAGCAACCCGACTTCTGACGAGATAACCTATTCCAAGGCGTGCCGCAGGTACGGTGAAGGATGGTTGGACCATCAGATAGCCATTGGTGCTGCAAAATGGATACGGAAGGGAGTGTATCAGAATTCCCCGAAAATATTTTCCATAAAGCAGTTGGACGATTTGAAGTATGGCCCTTCAAGTCAGCTTAGAGCTGCAATGGGATGAAAGCACGTCCGGAGAGGTCTGGCCGCCTTTCAGGACAAAAGATATATCAGTTTATTAACCACTTAAATTTTTTGATTATGGGACTTATTAAGAAACCAAATGAATTGCAGGTAAAGAAAACCTTGTCAGCACTTATTTACGGACAGCCAGGTATGGGAAAGACCACACTGGCCTTGTCGGCACCGCATCCGCTTCTTCTGGACTTTGACGGTGGCGTACACCGTGTGAACGCTGCCCACCGTGTGGATACGGTACAGATAACGAAATGGGAAGAAGTGGATGAAGTGATGCAGTCTCCTGAGATTGCCGACTATGCTACGTTCGTGATTGATACCGCCGGAAAGATGCTTTCCTTCATGGACAAGTATATCATGCAGAACAATCCGAAGATGCGCAAGGCGGATGGTACTCTTTCCCTGCAGGGCTATGGAGTAAGAAAGAACATGTTCATCAACTTTGTAAATCAGGTATCCCTTATGGGCAAATCGGTGATATTTGTTGCGCATGAACGTGAGGAAAAGAACGGTGAGGAAAAGCAGATACGTCCGGAAATCGGTGGTTCATCTGCCGGTGACCTGATTAAGGAGCTGGATTTGGTCGGTTACATGGAAGCTATCGGAAAGAAGCGTACCATTTCCTTCAATCCTTGCGAGAAGTTCTACGGAAAGAACACCTGCAATCTTCCTGAACGCATGGAGATTCCAATCATTATCAATGACAAGGGTGATGTGACCGGAGAGAACAATTTCATGACGAATATCATCAATACCTATTCGAAATATCAGGAGAAACAGACAGAGCTTTCTTCCGAATACGAAGACCTGATGGAAGTAATCAAGGCGCAGGTGGAACTTGTGAATGACGTGGAGTCGGCCAACAGCGTGGCAAAATCACTTGCAGGTATGCAGCACATTTTTGACAGCAAGCTGCAGGCTGGACAGCTTCTTAACAAACGATGCAAGGAACTGGGTTTGAAGTTTGACAAAATCAAGAAGGAATATGCAGCAGCCTAAGTACAGAATGTATCCGTCACTTCTGGATAAGTTTGAAGCTTATCTGAGGGCGGATGAAGAGATGGAGAGCTTCTTCAACATAGACAATGAAACCGGAGAGTACAAACGCTCTCCGGAAGAAGTTGAAGCGGAACTGAAACAGTCCCTGATTGACGCTATCAACCGTGTACCATTTGCCAGCGAAGCAGCCGACAAGGGTACGGCCTTCAATGCGCTTGTGGACATGGCAATCCATAATGAGCCGCACGTTCCCAGTGAGCGTGCTCCGTATTCCATTATCGGAGACAGGGAAACAAATACCGTTCAGGTGACTTTCCCGACTACGGAGCTGGCACCCATGCGGAACTTCCTCTTTGACCGCGCCTGGGTTATTGAGCAGGCCAAGTATTTCGATGGGGCGGTGAGCCAGCTGTATGTCTCTGCAATCTTACCCACCCGGTATGGTGATGTGGAGCTTTACGGATTCATTGATGAATTGAAACGTGATGTGGTATATGACATCAAGACGACAAGCTCGTACAGCTTCGGAAAGTATGAGCACGGCTGGCAGCGGCATGTGTATCCTTACTGCCTGATAGCTTCAGGAGAGATGGAGAGCGTAAGCGCATTTGAGTATACGGCATTTGCATTGAAAGGAGGTACCAGCCGCACTCCGCTCATTTCTGGGACACGTTATCCGGAATACTATACCTACAATCATAAGCAGAGCGTAAAGTTGCTCACAGCCCATGTAGAGCGTTTCATTGAGTTTCTGGAAGCAAATAAGGATTTGATAACCGATAAAAAGATTTTTGGACAATGAGTCAGACAGCTATTCTGGTGAAGGAAAAGGGAGTGGTGAGGATTGACAAGCCTTTCGACTTCATGTGCAGCCAGCTTCGGAACGGACGTTACAAAGTCGTCATCGAGCGCTATACGGAGCCACGGACTATCAGTCAGAATGCCTTGATGTGGCTTTGGTTTACGTGCATCGAGCAGGAGACCGGAACGGACAAGCAGGACGTACATGACTACTACTGCAGCCTTTTCCTTCGCCGGACGGCTGTAATAAACGGAAAGGAGACGGTTGTTGCCGGAAGCACGTCACGCCTGAACACTTTGCAGATGACGGACTTTCTTAATAAAGTGAAAGCGGATGCGGCGGCTGAGCTGGGAATATCGCTTCCTCTTCCGGATGACTTGTACTATCAGGAGTTTATTAACGAATATAAATACAGGAGATAAGGACATGGATATAACAAAAGCAAAAGTGACGAAGGATAATACCCTCGTTGCAACCTATATGGATGAAACGGGTACGGTGACGGTAGAGGGAAAGAACCTCGTGACCAATGACCTGATAAACGCTTTCAAGGCTCTGGTTCCCCACATGGCTTTCCTCTGTGAACAGAAGGAAGCGGACGGTAAGGAGTTTCTGGAAGATATGCCGGAGAACATTGACAGCATCCTTGAAGTAACCGGATATACGGTAGGAGGTGACGGTGACAGCAGGGGAGTCACACTGACCGGAAAGCGGTTCCTGAAAAGCAACAAGGTGCTGAACCTGAACGCACCGTTCACCAAGTTTACAGACGAAAATGAGGACTATGCGTTTCAGTTTGAGCTGGAGCAGGCCATAGAATCATGCAGCTATGAAGTGAACGAGTATATCTTCAACAAAAAATGGAAGGTGGTACAGCAGGAACTTCCGTTCGAAGAGCAGGCTGCGGCAGATGTTCAGGCTGATGTGATACCGGAAGCACAGACGGCAGCTCCGTCCAGTCCGGACATTGAAGCCTTTCAGAAGATAATTGATAACTCGAAAGTGACGATAGAGGTGAACGGGAAGAAAATCAAGCCCAGAAGTTCCGGCCGTCACAAGACCACACAGTTAGCATCATAATACTATGTTGTACCCATTTTGTGTAACGCAAACCCCGAATTGCTATAAGATAGCATTTCCCTATCATCCCACACTTAAAGACCTGGTACACCGTATCCCTAGTGTGGCCAGGAACCCGAAAGCAGCCTACATACCTGATGAACGTGCATGGAAGGTTTCGCTTGAAGATAAATGGTATGTGGATAAGATGGGAGAGTGGGCAGTATCGGCAAGGATATGCAGCCGCGTACAGCGTTCGGTATCTTCCAGGGCTGTAACGGATTACACCATTCCTGATTTGCCGAAGCTGACCGTTCCCCACGGGCTTCTTCTGGAGCCTTACGAATACCAGAAGGAAGGTATCGCCTATGCCTTGCAGCATAAGCGGTGTATCTTCGGGGACCAGCCGGGACTGGGAAAGACGTTGCAGGCAATAGGCACGGTTACGATAGCAAAGGCGTATCCGTGCCTTGTTGTTTGTCCGGCCGCCCTGAAGATAAACTGGCAGCGTGAGTTCAAGAAGTTTGCCGGAAAGCAGGCGATCATCCTTGATGACAAGAACAAGTCAAGCTGGCAACGCTTCTACGAACAGAAGAAGGCGGACGGTACAGCCTTGTGCGACATCTTTATAACCAACTACGAGAGCCTGAAAAAGTTCTTCGTGCAGGGAATAAAGGATGATGCACGCTTTACCATGCGTTCCATCACGTTCGACCCGCGTATCTCACTTTTCAAGTCGGTAGTGATAGATGAGAGCCACAAGTGCAAGTCCAGCAAGACACAGCAGAGCAAGTTCCTGGAAGGAATATGCAAGGGTAAGGAGTACGTGCTGGAGCTTACGGGGACTCCGGTAGTGAACAACAATACCGACCTTATCCAGCAGTTGAAGATAATGGGACGTCTGGAGGACTTCGGAGGATATAAAAACTTCTGTGAAAAGTTTTGTGCCGGGCCTAAGCAGAGTTCCAATGTGAAGGAGTTGAACTGGAGACTGTCAACCACCTGCTTTTTCCGAAGGGAGAAGGCCAAGGTACTCACGCAGCTTCCGGACAAGTCACGGCAGTATATCGAAGTGGATATCACCAACCGTAAGGAGTACGACAAGGCGGAAGCTGATTTGATTCAGTATCTGCGTACATACAAGAATGCGGATGATGAAAAGATACAGAAGGCTCTTAGAGGTGAGGTAATGGTGAAGATGGGCATCCTGAAATCCATATCCGCAAGGGGCAAGATTAAAGTGTTCTCCGAGTTTATCCATGACGTGATAGACGGTGGAGAAAAACTGATTGTCTTTGCCTACCTCAAGGAGGTTGTGATGGAGCTGAAAAACCATTTCCCTGATGCGGTGACCGTGACGGGTGATGATAATGCAGTTCAGAAACAGAATGCTGTAGACCGTTTTCAGAATGACCCGAAATGCAGGCTGATAATCCTTAACTACAAGTCGGGAGGTACGGGATTGACGCTTACCGCTTCCAGCCGTGTGGCGTTTATCGAGTTTCCCTGGACGTTCTCAGACTGCGAGCAGGCAGAGGACAGGGCGCACCGTAACGGCCAGAAGAATAACGTGAACTGTTACTACTATTTAGGGAAAGATACTATTGACCGCTATATGTACGATGTTATCCAGACCAAAAAGAACATTGCCAACGGTGTGACCGGAACGGATGATGTGGTGAAGGAAAGCGTGGTGGATATGGCCATGAACTTATTCAGTCAGAAGTTATGAAAACTATACTGCAATCATTGAAAGAAAAAGTGGAGGGTGGAAATATTACTCTCAGAGAAGCCGCTATCAGGTTACATGAAGCCGGATGGACAAACTTTATAGTTTGAAGAAACTACAAGAAGGTTGCTTAAACTGTAATAAAATGAGAAGGCAGACTACACCGCTATCAGAAAGCCAGATACAGCATGATTGCCTGACATGGTTCAGGCTTCAGTATCCGAATCTGGCTTTGCTTCTCTTTGCAGTTCCGAACGGTGGCCGCAGGGATGCAAAGACAGGAGCGAGGATGAAATACGAGGGAGTTGTAAGGGGAGTTGCCGACCTGATACTACTTATCCCCAAAAAGGGATATGCTTCCCTCTGTATTGAAATGAAGACACCGAAAGGGGTACAGAGTGACGGGCAGAAAGAATGGCAGAGAGAAGCCGAGAAGTACCGGAACAAGTATGTGGTATGCCGTTCTTTACAAGAGTTTATTTACGAGGTTAATTCTTATCTACTATGACCTACATTGACTACATTAATCAGTTTTGGCAAATTCGACGGTATAAACCGATGACAGCGCATGAGGCAGACTTCTATTTCTTTTTGTTGAAGGAATGCAACATCCGGAATTGGCTTTGCCCATTCGAATTACCAACACGTCTAATCCAAGCCGAATTAGGTTACAGCAATAAGACTGTAATTGATTTGCGCAACCGATTGAAGCAAAAAGGGCTGATTGATTTCATTGAAGGGAACAGAAGAGAAAAGGCTGCTTCTTATATTCTTTTAGTTACCTCAGGTAACCAAATTGTAAACCAAACTGGTAACCAAAGTAGTAACCAAAACGGTAACCAAACTGGTAACCCTATTATAAAGACTAAGAATAAGACTAAGAATAATAATAACTCTGGCGAGTTATTTCCGCCCGAAGAAAAACCGAAAAAGAAAAAAACGGCAAAGGCAGAATTTATCCCTCCCACATTGGGCCAGGTAAAAGCCTACTTTGAAGAAAAGCTTCCGGACTGGGAAAGGCAGGCGGAAATATTCTTCTATCACTTCGACAGCCTTGGATGGCGTAACGCTAACGGAGCAAAGATTGAGCGTTGGGACAGCAAGGCAAATCTTTGGATAATGGACGAACAAGCAAAACAATATCAGCATGGAAAACAATCTGAAAACAGTTGCGGAGGTAATAAACCAAGCGACATTGGTACAACAGCCGGAAAGCTTAAAGCGGTTGAACTCTGATTCAAGGCAGGCGGAATCATTCTGGAAGCAGAAGCTGGTAGAGTGCATGACCAGTGTATCACCAGGATTCGTGATAGATGCCAGAAACCGCAGGGAGTTGGATGCACTGTACCGCTGGGTATGGGAAAGAGCCGGCCGTATCATGGGAGGAAGTCTTGACCCGTGCAAGGGCATTATGCTTTGTGGGCCGATAGGAACAGGAAAGTCCACGCTCATGAAAGGGCTGCAGAAGTACGAAAGTCTGGTAAACAGATATGCGTTTGCTTTCGGACGGAAGGATTTAGGCTTTGCGTTCGTTTCAGCGGCTGAAATCTCATTACGCTATGCGGAACAAGGAATTGACGGAATAATTCGCTACACGCAGCGAGAATGCGCCACAGGGCTATGTATTGACGAGATTGGACGTGAGCCTGCGGACGCAAAGCACTTTGGAACGGGACTGAACGTAATACAGACCGTTTTACAGCTTCGCTATGAGTTTCGTCATGAGTATTGCACTTATGCGACAACCAATCTGGAACTGGATGATATACCGTCACGATACGGAATCTACATTGCAGACCGCTGTAAGGAAATGTTTAACATCGTTCATGTAGGCGGTGAAACTCGACGACAATAATAACCAAAAACCACATCAATATGACAACTTTTGAAACAACAATCCAGGCGTATCTGGAGAATCGTGCAAAGACTGATTCTCTCTTTGCCGAGACTTACAAGAAAGCAAACAAGAGTATCGAGGAATGTATCAAGTATATCTACTCGAAAGCCAGGAAGCTGGCAAAGGGAGGAAACGCAGTCGGTGTAGATGATGCAACCGTATACGGATGGGCAGTCCATTACTACGACGAGGATGACATCAAGGTGGACAAGGTGCAGGAACGTGTGGAAGTCGTGGCTCCGGCTTCTGAACCTGCAAAAGCAGAGCAACCAAAACCACAATTAAAGCCGCAGCCGAAACGCAAGAGAGGTGATGATAACAGTCTGCAACTTTCATTATTCGGAGAACTATGAGACCAAGGACAAAACGTGAAAGGCTGGTGGCTGAGTTGAGCAGTAAGCTGCCAGAAATAACAGATGCCCAAATACGGTGGGGAAAGAAGCATTGTTTTCCGCATAATGCTTACCGCTGTAAGGATGAAATGTGGTGCAGTGAATGTGGAAAGATGTGGGTTGATGTAACTGGGCAGAAGGAAGGATACATACGGTGTCCTTACTGCGGTGAACGACTGGAAATAAAAACCAGCAGGAAGAAAAAGCTGTGTCAGTATGAATACATGACTATCGTCACGGCGGTAGATAAGTTTCAGGTGCTCAGACATGTGGAAATAGGAAAGCACAAAGGGATGAAAATGGGAGAAATATTCTACCATAGCACGGAAGTTTGCCAGCAGTGGATAACTGAGGATAGGAAAGAAACAGTAATGGCCAGACCAATGAATATGGGCAAGAATGCCTGGATATACACACAGCCGATAAGCATCAAAAATTCTGTTGATTATTACGGATATAATTGCTATGACATAAACGGATATGTATATCCAAAAGTAAAGCTGCTGCCTATACTACGAAGGAACGGCCTTCGTACTTCGTTCCATGGTATTACTCCGGCCAGGCTGATACATGCCATTTTAGGAGAAAGCAAGTATGCGGAAATGCTATTGAAGACGAAACAGTATGGCATGCTGAGTTTTTACATGCATCGTGGTTGTATTTATCATCCGTGGGTAGTGAATATCTGCAACCGTAACGGGTATATCATCAAAGATGGTTCCATGTATGATGATTATCTTCATTTGCTTGATTATTTCCACCTTGACACACATAACGCTCACTATGTATGCCCTAAGAACCTGAAGAAAGAGCATGACAAGCTGGTTGAGAAGAAGAGAAAGATAGAAGCGAAGATTCGGGCTGAACAGAAACGAAAGGAAAGGATTGAA